CGACTTTTTTGCAATATGCTTCACATCGGTCGCTAATTGCTTTCAAACCAGCCTGAGAACCGATCTGTGGAGCTGGTGAACCCAATACAGTTCCACGAGCTTTGGCAGCCTGTAGAGCTGATTTGGTGCGCTCAGATATCTTCTTTGCCTCCCACTCAGCAAACACAGCAGCCATCTGTAGGAATGTGCGGTCTGCCTCTGGCATATCAGCCGCTACGAACTGCACGTTAGACTCAAGCAAGCCAGAGATAAAATGCACGTTACGAGCGAGGCGATCCAACTTAGCAATCACGAGTGTGGCTTTCTGTTTCTTAGCTAAGGCAAGAGCTGCTGCCAACTGTGGGCGATTGTTCTTACGGCCAGACTCGATCTCGGTAAACTCAGCAATGATTTCTTTGCCAGCAAGGTAAGCCTGTACGGCAGAACGCTGGGCCTCTAAGCCAAGACCTGATTGGCCCTGGCGCTGTGTTGATACTCTGTAGTAGGTTACGAACATATTTAACTCCTCTATCTGGGTGGTTAATTCCCCCCGAAGGGGGATGTTTATTATTTTGTATTGTCGTTAATGATGCTAACAACTTCAAGAGCTTTGTTATATATGCTTTTGTAAAAATTATCAAACGCAACATAGTCGCTTGGCTCTGCATCTTTGAGCATCTCAATAATTGCTGTTAACTGTTTATTTGCGGTTACTAAGTCCATTTTGTTTTCCTTTATTGGTAGTTGGTTGCCCCCTTGCGGGGGCGATTAATTAGGCTGCGTTAACTGTTATCACACCAGTTGCAAAGTGTTGGGCAATAACATCAACACGCACAAAGCCAACAGGAGCAACAAAAACTGCTTGACCCATTTCGTCAACAATCACATCTCCAACTGAGATGCTATGCATTGGAGCCAGGCGCTTAATGCTGGACTCTGGGCCAATGTTGCCAATGTCAAAAACTTGCGATAACGACTCAGCTGTAATTTCTGCAACTGGCGCATACAAATCGCGAGCAGCAAGAACAGACTGAACTGTTGGCCGAAATGTTGTGTCAAGGTATACATCGCGATGAGCGTTAAATTGGTCATCGGATAAGTTGATTTGATGTACTGTGTATTTCATTTGTAACTCCTCTATCTGGGTGGTTAGTAAATAAGCGATATCGCTTAGTCATTAATTTACCACACCCAAAACACAGGTCAAGAACTAAATGTAGTTTTTTTTAACTAAATTGGTAGGTGTTTACCCTAATCTTATTACGCTATATTTAGTCTACAATCAGATATCTCAACCAAAAGAGGCCAACAATGACCGAATTAAAGCCATTCCTGGTGCGACTGCGCCCAGACGTTAGAACATTGTTAGAACAGACTGCCCAGCAACGTAAGAAACCTATAGCTGTAATCATTAATGATGAGCTGCGGTCTTCTCTTTCAAAGCATGGAGACCTATCGCAACGTCTTAACAAGATGCTTGCGTGATTGTCTTAGAGCTGCCGTTCCCACCATCGGTCAATACTTACTATCGTAGGGGTGCTCATGCTACCTACATGAGTAAAGCTGGGCGCGAATACAAGCAAGCTGTGGCCGAGTACGTTTCATGTAACGACTTCCCCAAGATGGGCAGTAAGAGACTATCTGTCAGCATGATTGTGTGGCCAAGAGATAAGCGAGTATTCGATATCGATAACCGGATCAAGAGCGTGTTGGATAGCTTGCAAGATGCTGGCCTCTTTGATGATGATAGCCAAGTAGATGAGCTGTCGATCTATCGTGGCTCACAGATTGTGCCGGGTGGATCAATTAAGGTAATCATTGAAGAGATTAAATGAATGAGTTGGCTCTTTTCGCGGGTGCTGGTGGAGGAATACTTGGGGGCAAATTGCTTGGATGGAGAACAGTCTGTGCAGTCGAGTGGGAACCATACGCAGCAAGCGTATTGCTCGCCAGACAAAACGATGGAATACTCCCGGCTTTCCCAATCTGGGATGACGTTCAAACCTTTGATGGAAAACCTTGGCAAGGAGTTGTTGACGTTATATCTGGCGGGTTTCCATGCCAGGACATTGCCTCCAATGGAAAAGGTGACGGGATCAACGGATCAAGAAGTGGCCTGTGGAAAGAGATGGCCAGAGTTATTGGCGAAGTACGACCTAAATATGTCTTTGTGGAAAACTCCCCAATGCTTACTAGAAGAGGACTCGGCACAGTTCTTGGAGATTTGGCCAAGATGGGGTTCAATGCAGAATGGGGTGTCGTATCAGCAGCCGAAGTTGGAGCGCATCACAAGCGCAGTCGGATCTGGATTGTGGCCAACTCCAACAACTCCAACGGGGGGGGGAACGCTGGAGGCTCTGGGGCTTACAAAAATGCTATCAAAAACGGAACTTACATACCATCTTCAATCAACCCGAACCTATACGAGTGGCTGATGGGGTGGCCAACAGATTGGACAGACTTAAAACCCTTGGCAATGGACAAGTACCACAAGTGGCAGCAGTTGCATTTGAGTTGCTAAAGGATAGATTGGAATATGGGTCTACACGATAAAGACATATACACGTTGGCCGTACAGGCCGAATCAAGTATTACTGGCAAGCGCTGGTGCAGCAACTGTCAGTACAGCATACCGATTGAGGGTGGATATTGGAAGATAAGCGCAAAAGGCAGAGTCAGGCGGTGGATGTGCAAGGATTGTTATCGAAGGAAGATGGAGAGGGAGACCAAGTAAATGTATTACGACTCTCATGTTTCGCTTGTGGTCAACTTCACCCAGCATCCAGGTTGGTTCGTTTGCCGGATGGCAGAGAGGTTGGATCCTATTCACACGAATATCGCGTGTACTGCGAGGCCAAATGGGTCTTTCGCAAGTTTAGATCCAAGCGAACTCGGCAACTGTACTTATCGCAAGTGGCAGATGTGCGTGGCGAGGCTGGCTATGCTGAACTGTACGCAGCCATGTTAGATATCTGGAAGAGAAAGCAAGAGCAATGATTTGTGTCAATGATGGCTGTGATAGCCACGAGATTAAGGTAGCGGAGACCAGAGCGCATGAGACCAAAAACTGGATTAAGAGACGTAGAGTCTGCAAGCAATGTCATTGCTCGTGGTGGACTATAGAACTTGGAGAATTTGAGTTGAAAGATAATACTTTACAAAGCCATGACTAATCTGCTAAAACATCAACTTGGGGCCATAACCCAGCCCTTGAGAATGGAGCATCACCAGACTCAGATAAACGTAGTCGAGTCAGAGGGGAAGACCAGCGAACAGCTCGGACCCAGCACTCTGAAGGCAATCAGTCCTAGACATGACGATAAACAATCGATGCTCTCTGAAAAGAGATATCTCGCTATATAAGCGGGTGAGGTTCTATTCAAATGAATTTTGATATCCCAAATAAACCAAAGATTAAGTTAAAGCCAAAGCCACAAGACCGAAGGCAGATAGCGATTGTGCCATTGCGAGCTGTGATGGATAAGAGCCTGAGTCTTGGGGCGCTCAGAGTCCTTTGCATGGTGTGTGCGTATGCGAACCGGAGTGGGATTACATGGGTTGGACAAGAGAGATTGGCTAAGGATTTGAGTGTTAGTCGCAGAACTGTTACCAGCCAGATGAAACAGCTACGAGAGCTGCACTACGTTGAGAGACTCAACAAGGGTGCCAGGCTATCTCATACATCAACGATGAGGATTGTTTATAACGAAGATATCTCGCTGATAGATGCGTTGGCATTGAATACTGAGGATGGTAGAAGTCCATACATGATTTTGAAAGAGGAGAGAGAGATGGCTAAGAAGGCACCTAAAACGAGCGTTAGAGCAGTTAAAACGCTTGGGGAATATGTGGATAGCAAACAAGGGATTGAGAGCAATGGAGAGCCTGTATCGCCTTATAACAGCAAGTTGGAGATAGTTGAGTTGTTATATGGAAAAGTGTATATAGACAAAAAGACGATAAATGACTTAGACCTAAAAGCTATCGAGATTGCAGAAACGATAGGTTTAAGCAATCAACAGTTCGCACATGACCTGGAGCTGTGGCTGAGAGCAAGACCAGAGCGGCCTGACTCAATCATTGACTACAGTCGTGGCTTGTAACGTACCCAATCGGTGGTATGCATACGGCACAGGCAGAGGTGTGTGTGTACAAAGAAAGCACGATGCCCTCTGCGCTTGGCTGGAGGCGGTCTGCCAGCGAGGCGGCATACCTCTCCCCCCCACCTTGCCACTAGGGGCGGGGTGTATCCCTCAAATTTTCCCCACTTTTTTAAGGAGGTTATATGGAAGAGCAAGAGAAGTTGAAACGAGAGTTGCACAGCTGTAGCCTTGGCTTACTGAGACAGGGTTTCTCCCTACAAGCAGTTGTTCATGCGATGATAGTGGAGTCTCAGAGGCTATCGGATTCAGCAAACGTAGTAGAGGCAATAGAAGAAAGTAAATTTAAACCATAAGAGGAGAGGCAAATGGAAATGTTGAAGACAGTTACTTTTAGGAGGTACGACTAAATGGCATATGAAATGAAAGAAGGTAGCTTTACGCTATTCGTCAACGACAGAAAGCGTGGAGAAACAGATGCAGATTGGACAGGCAG